GGGGATGACAGTCCCCCCGCCCCTCCCGCCCCTACCTCCCCAGAGGGTGGAGACGGAACTCCTCCTACCACCCCCACCCCGACAGCGAATGCGGATGCCGCCGAGCTGAAGAGCGACATGGCAGAACTCAAAACCTATGTTGAGGGGCTCGTTAAGAAAGGAGCTTCGGAGGACGATGTGGAGCGCCTGTTCGCTGAGCACGCTGATAAGCTCCTTGCGATTGATCCCAAAAACCATCTTGAATATCTCCGTAACATCTACCCGGTGATTAAGGAACAGATTTTCCAAGATATGCAGAAGCAGGCTCAGGTTCAGGAGGAAGAGCAAGCTAAAGCCGCTGCTGAGGCTGAGAAAGAGATTGATCGCCAGTTGGGAATTCTCCGAGCTCAGGGGGAAAACATTACCAAAGAGGACGAGCAGAAGCTCTATGAGATAGCCTTAAAATACCACCAGGACATCAATGGGGCCTTTGAAATTTTCAAGGAGATTCGGGAAGCGCGAGCAGGCGGCGAGGGGGCGGGACTGCGGAAAGGGAGAAGCGGAACTGCAGCCCCATTGTCTCCATCTGGTAAAACTGGGAAGGAAAGAACCTACCGGGAGCTCAAGTCTAGGGACCTCGACGATGTGATTGCGGATGTGGCCGAAAAATACAGCCCGCCCGCGACTTAGTATGGCTGAAAGAAAAGCGACAAAAAAGGATTTACGAGCACAGTTAGAAGAGCGGCGGGGAGCTATCAGAGCCGCTCTGGAGAGGGAGGTTAAAACCTACAATGAAGTCTCGGAAATCCGAAACAACTCAATCCAGAGCTTACAGGAACTTAACGCCCGTCTCAAGGAAGTCAACGAACTTCTCCAAGCAAATCCCTCTTGACGGACATTTTTCAACAGGCTATCCTAAAGTTATGGCGGAAAAGCCTACTTCCTCCGTCATGGATTGGCTTGACGATTCGGAACTCATCGAGTTGGAGAGCGGCTATGACCCGCTTCTCTTCCTCTCGGCCTCAATCATTTCCCAAGCGATTGAAGACCTCCTTGCGCCCCCCTTTATTAAAGAGAATCGGCGGAGTAGGAAGATGTTTAGATTCCTCTTTTTCGAGCGGGAGAAGGAGCGTTACGAATCCTTAGCCTTCCTGAGAAACTGTCTCCACCGGGCTAACCCTTACATTATCTATCTAACTACCCGCTATCCCAATACTCGGATAGTTACAATCATTGAAGAGGCGATCGAACAGTGGAGGTGGAATTCTTGGAAAGAATTAGTTAAAATGGAGCTGGAACAATGGTCGAAGGTATAATCCTAGGTTTACTATTTCTGATAGTTGCTGTCCTTTCCTTCGCTGCGGGTATCTATGTAACCCGAAAGGAACTTATAGAGCCTGAGCGGATTCGGTTGCCGGAGCTCCCGCCGATTAAGCCCAAATCCAGAGGCGCAATCCTCCGGCCTCTAACTCCTCACGAGGTAGCGATTAAAAAGGAGGAAGAAATCCTTGACCTCCCGTAAGAAGAAACGCTACGCTCTCTTCACTTTCACTGGAGATAACAACCGGGCTTACCGAGAGGCCCATCCCCGCGACTTCCTCCAACCGTTTAACAATGATGGGTCTCCGAATAAGGAGTTCCAGCGGGCTTATGGGGAAACTCAGGCGGTTAAGGAGATGAAACCTGATAAGGTCAGGAAGCGGATGGAGGGGGTTGTGCCGAAGAAAAAATCCCCGCCCAACCGAATGTCTGGTAAACTGAAGTAATGGCAATGCAACCCGTCTCTCCCAAGGTGAAGAAGGCTCTGATTGAGGCCTACGAGCTGCACGGCTCAGCGAGCGCAGCCTGTGCTGCGGCTGGTCTTTCCATCTACCGCTGGAACTGGCTGATGCGTCAGGACGAGAAGTTCCGCGATCAGATTGATGTTATCCGGGCAGATAAGATCGGGAGAGTCCGCAACAAACTCTGGGAGAACATCCTCAAAGGCCACCCCTCCTCCATCTTCTTCTACTTGAACAACTACGACCCAGAGATGAAAAACGACTTTCGGCAAACGATGGCGGATGGGGCGGGACTCCTTCCCCTTAGCCGGATTGATAAGAATGAATTAAAGGAATTTGTCGAGAAAAAGAAGCGTGACGAAAAAACGAGGTAGACCCCCCAAGAGCCAAGACAACAAACTCCTAGAAAAGTCTCTGGAGTTCCACGCCGCAAAAGTCTCCCCCTTTGTCTGGGTGAAGAATGGCCGGTTGGTTAGCGAGCGCAACAACCCCCTAGAGTTCAAGAAGCACGCCTTTATGGTCGACATCCTTGATGATCTAAGCCCCCAACAGGCGGTGATGAAATCCACGCAGGTTGGGTTCTCGACCGTCGCTACCCTCAAATCAATCTGGGGGGCCTACCACAAGAACTGGTCGGTCATCTACTCCCTCCCCTCCCAGAACGATGTCTTCGCTTTCGTCCCTTCCAAGGTCAACCAGCTGATTAAACTAAACCCCGTCCTCTCCCAGATGATTACAGATAAGAGCTCGGTCGAGCAGAAACAAATCGGGAACAGCTTTATCTACTGGAAAGGGACCGCCGTCTCAAAGGAGGCTCTGATGTTCACTGCCGACCTTTATTGCGCTGACGAGTTGGACGCTAGTAACCAAGACACGGTCGAGCAGTATTTCTCCCGGCTCCAGTATTCGGAATATAAGGGGCGTTGGTATTTCTCTAATCCCTCTGTTCCTAACTTCGGGGTGCACCGCTACTGGGAACGCTCCGACCAGAAGCACTGGTTCTTCTCCTGTTCCCGTTGCAACAAATGGCAATTCATGGATTGGCAGAAGAATGTTGATCGGGAGAAAGAGATTTATGTCTGTCAGAAATGCCGGAAGGAGGTAAACCCAGAGGATATTCAGGGTGGGGAGTGGATCGCAAAATATCTGAACCGGGAAATCTCCGGCTATTGGATTCCCCAGACAATCGCAACCTGGCTAACCTGCAAAGAGCTTCTGGAGTTAGAGAAAACTAAACCGACCTCTCAATTTTATAACTTTGTTCTGGGGCTTCCCTATCTCTCAACCGATGTGCAGATCACCCGTGAATCCATTACCAAGAACATTGTGCTCGGCAAACCCAAGATTGGGAAAGTGGCGATGGGAGTGGACCAGGGTAAGGAGATGCACTATGTCCTACGGGACGCTAAAGGAATCTTCGAGGTTGGAAAGCTAAAATCCTGGGAGGCGGTAGAACAGGTAATGCTGAGGCATAAGGCTCTCTGTATATCTGACGCAATGCCCAACCCTCGGATGCCCAAGGAACTCGCCCACAAGCACCGAGGCCGTTTCTTCGCCTGTTTCTATCGGAAGGGATTCGATGCAATGGAGACCTTGCGGTGGGGCAAGGGGGTAGATGTGGGGATTGTATATGCCGACCGTAATGAGCGGCTTCAGGCAATGATTGATGAGTTTAATCGGGAAGAAATTAAAGTCTATGTCCCTCAGATAAAACTGGAGGAGTTTATCCATCACTTCGAGAATCTCTACCGCCAAACAAAGATTGACTCGATGGGGGTTCCCCGTGGGGTTTGGGAGCATAAGGGCCGGGACGACTATGTCCATGCCCTTCTTTATGCAAACATTGCTCTGGAGAGAATCGCCAGGACTGGGGAGGGGGCGGTGGTAGGGGGAAAGGAGACCCGAAAGCTGATTGGCGGAGTTCCCTCATTTGATGCTAGAATAGGACCAACTGCTCCCCCAATCGTGGAGGCAAAGCCCCAAAAGGACTGGCGTTACATCTAATGTTTCTTCCTGCGGGGGGGCGGAAAAGGTAGAATAAAAGAGACCATGCCTGAACCACAGGAAAATTACTTTGAGGAGGTCGTGCAGCTTGACTCCAATACTCCGGATGAAGATATTATCAACTTAGTTAAGAAATCAGTCGCCTATTTCTCCAAAGATCAGAAGAAATTGGAGGAGGTCCAGAAGAAATCCATCAAGTATTGGAGGGGAGACCAGCTCGATAAGGCCCTCCTCGCAGGCAAAACTGCCGCTCCTGATAACCGTATCTTCGTCTCCACTGAAACGATCGTCCCGATTGTAACTGCCGAGACCCCCATCCCAACGGTTGTTACGCTGGGGGAAAGGGATGAGGAGTTGGAGAAGAAACTGTCTCGGTTCCTTCAGGCCAAATATGAACTTCAGGATATGAACGGGGCGGCGGTCCGGACAATTCTGGAGAGAATTACTCGCCATCTCTTGATGGGGCGATACGGAGTAGCTAAGGTAATTTATAATCGGGAGATTGATGACTTTGAAACCCAGTGGGTGCTCCCCTGGAAGATGATTTTTGACCCCGATTCCCCCCTGGTAGAGAACTCTCGCTTCATCGGGGAGCAATACCAGAAATCCCTAAAGGAACTCGCTGATTTATATCCGAATAAGGAGGGTGACATTCGAGATCATTTCGGACTGAAGTCAGACGAAGACCTCTCAACTTTCCGGATGGCTAACTGTGTAGAGATTTGGGCCAACGGGCATGTCTTCAATGTGCTGGAGGAAAAGATGGTTCTGGATAAGAAGCGCAATCCCCACTTCAACTATACAAATAAAGGGGAGGAGTTTGATGTCGAGAATAACCATCTCCGGTCTCCCCGCCCACCCTACTTCGTTCTGAACGCCTTCAATATCGGGGAGCATCTTTGGGACGAGACCTCCCTAGTCGAACAGGCGATCCCCCAGCAAGACCTTCTTAACAAGACTGAGCGGATTATTACCGATGAGTTGGCGGACCGGGGGGTTCTGATCGGGAGTGGCGACTTCATTGCTAAGGAGATTCTGGATGCCTATACTGGGGCGACCGACGAGAAGATTTGGACAGAAGGTGGGGATGCCCGTCAAGCCCTTCATCGGATTCCCCCCAAGGAAATTCCCCAATTTGTCCAGCAGCGGTCGGAGAATCTCCGATCTGAGATTGATAACTTGATGGGAACCCACTCCACCACGCGGGGAGAGGGCGGACCCAGAGGGACCTTCTCCCTAGCCCAGTTGTTCAAGGAGGGGGACATTGGCCGAATCGGGCTGATCACGCGCGGGGTTGAGAATCTATCAACGGACATCTACAACTACTGGATTCAGATGGCCTTGGTTTACTACACCAACGAGAAAGAACTTCCCTATGTCGAGGGGGATCAGGCAATTACCCTCAAGATCAAGGGAAGCGAAATCAGAGGAAGGAGAGCCCGCATCTTCGTCAAGGCCAACTCGATGCTCCCTAGCGAAATTCAGGGGAAGAAGACCGAGCTGACCGAGCGGTGGGCACGGGGTGGGATTGATCCTCTGACCTACTACGAAGACTTGGATGACCCCCGCCCGATGGAGAAGGCCCAGCGGGTGATGATGTTCAAAGCCGACCCCTTGGGATACATGACCAAGGTCTTGGGAATGGAGCCTCCCGCCATGCCACCCGGAGGAGAAGCCTCCCCCGCAGGCCTAGAAGCCGGATTGCCACCCTCTCCCGATCAGTTGATAGGACCCGTCTCCCCAATCGGAGAAGGGGTCGAACCTCCCGAGCCGCCTCCTTTCGGGCTGGGGGAGGGTGGGCCCGGCCTAATACCTAGTCCGGAGTTTAACCTGCCTCAAGGAGCTCCAGAAGGCTCTCCTGTGGACCTTTTAGGGCTTGGAGGGGGTGAGGAGCTTCTACCCCCTGAAATCGCCCCAGAGGGCATTCTAGAGCCTCCAGTTGAGGTAGCAGCGGTAGATGTGAGGGGAATTATCGAAGCCCTTGCTACAGGTGAGCAGGTCCCTGTCCCTCCTGGTATTACCCAAGAGGACCTGAACGCAATCATTGAGTGGTTGGAGTCGGATGAGGGGGCTACTCTCCCACCCGACATTCTGGATAACTTCTACAACTGGATTGCGGATGCGGAGGTAGTCGTCAGAGGGAATGAACAGGGAGCAATAGAGGGGCCACCCGAAGCAGGTGGAATAATCCCCGGACTATAGCCCCATCGCGTTAGCGATAAACTTTAGAAAGTCAGGAGCTCTCTCAGCAAGCGAGATTCCGATTGCGATCGTGAGTCCAAGCACCCATTTCTTCAAATTATAGATGTCACTCTTCAGGTCCTTCACATCTTCCCGAATATCTACGATGGCCTCCCTAGTAGAGCCTCTGAATTCAGCTTCCTTCTCAATATGACGAACTCCATTAACCATCAGTTTAAGTTTAACCTAGGGGCTCTGGAGAGCAAGAAATCAGCGGACGCTGGTGATCGGCTCATCCGTAATCAGCCGGAGAATTCCGAAGAGAGCTCCAAACAGAGCAGGCAAGAGCTCTTGGAGGTTTTGTTCCCCGGTGAAGAACATTCCCAGACCAGAAACGATAGCGACAACGCTCGCCCAGAAGGT